ACATCCGCGATTGATCAGATCATCGAACTTGTCTAGATATTCAATAAACTTTTTTGGGCGCACTTTGAGATTGGTTATGATATTGAAAACGACATCTGGGTTTGGGTGTTCCGACCAAAAACTGATACAGTCGTCGAGTTCGGGTTGAAAAAAAGGCTCGCCGCCCAGCACCTGGAAATGCCTCAGGTGCTTGCTGTGTTCTTCCATCCATTCCCATAAGCCAGCCAACATCTCGGCATAATCTGTGCGCTGGATTTCATTGTGGCCAAACACCACATCTTGTTGTTGAAAAATACCGAACCTGCGATTTTCTTCCTCCCATCGGCTGCTAAAATGAGGACCGCAATAGAGGCAGCTCATATTACAGGTATTGTTGAAGTAAATCTCCAGCAATCTTGGTGTGACTTTCGTTGCACCAAGATCGTGTGCCAGTTCTGGCGGTGTCATGTGTTGAGCATGCTCCAGTTGCATCATGCGATCGCTGACACCACCAATGCGCTCAATGTTGGCACAATATTCACAGCCTCGGCCGGGCCATTGACCCTGTTTCATCAGTTCTCTGGCTTGGATCTTGGCAGGAAGGTTATGGAAATTTTTCACATCTCCAGGTGAGATGACATCTTGGTTCACTCTATGGCAGCTGCTAGTGGTACCGCGATAAAGATAAACCGTGCTCCAACTCCATTTTAAAACACAAGCCGTTTCACTGATTATAGGGAAAATCTGCATGAGCTACTTAGCCGTGCTACCCACCGCCTAGCTAGCCTGTCTGTTTCAAAACTCGGGCCAACGAAGAGTCTAGATGCAGGAAATCGTAATCGATGTGAGAGATGTTCATCAATGCCGAAAGAGCATCTCGATGTTCTGGATGAAGCGTGTTGCCAATCACGTCGTGGTTTTTAAAATCTGACCAGGATCCCCAGTCTACCAGAGCAGTGATATTGGCATGCCATCTTCTATCACGACACAGATCCACGAAGTTTTGCATATCTCGCCAGTTAGATCTTTGTAGAACAAACATCAACATAACTGTAGCCGGAATTTTTTCTGTGGTTTTGGATAGAAAATCCAGATTGTCCATGAGCACGGTCCACTTGCCGCCCAATCTCGTGCGTTCGTAAACCGCCGCGCTGCCTGCGTCAACACTGATTTGATATTCTGTTATCTGCGGTAATATAAGGCTGCGTTGCAATTGTTTTCTCAGGAGCAATCCGTTGGTAAACAGTCTGAAAGTATGATCGGAACGAGGCTGATATTGATGCAAAAAAGGACGCATGATCTGGCTAGCCAAAACATCGCCGTTGCCACTCATGATGATATGACATGATTGGTCAAATTTTTCCAACAATGATACCAAGTGCAGTACCTGGCGTTTCCTTTTTTCAAATTCTGCTCCATGCGTCAGCATGCGCGGTTCCGATCTACAACTAGGACAATGAAGATTGCAAGAATCGTCGATGTTGATGCTGATCGTGTGTTTGGGATGCAGTATGTCTCGATCTACGATACCACAATGGTCCACGGCGCACCAGGAGAATTTTTTATCTGAAATGTCTGCTTGCACGAGTCGACTGATATCATTGTTCCAAATCTCCTGCAAATTATCAAATTGATCGATCAATCCTACGCTGATAGGCAACCAAGATTCGCAGGCGCAGATAAAACAGTTGCCGTTCCAATCCACTGTGAGATAACGGTCAGGCGATTGGCATCGATGATGGATAGTTTTGCGCAAGGTTTGATTGCGTGCCAACCGATCAAGACTGCCTTGTTGATGATAGATAGGTATGTGCGTGAGCATGAAAACAAACGGCGAGTCTGGAATATACAGATTTGGTCCGGAGTATTTATGGGCAGGTTGACCCAAAAATGCAAACCAATTATAATTACTCAATACTTGTCCATGGAGCAATACAATGAATGCAGCCGCATTGAAAGCACCTCGCGCCCTACACCCACGCGGTGCCGATGTCAAATACACCGGAGCAGAACCTGTGTGGAAGACCCAGCCTACCGCAGAGGATCGCAGCAGCCGTCTGGGCCAGGCGTTCTACTGGTATGGTTATCACTACGGCAAGAAAGAAGTCAAAGAGTTCATCATTGACTGGCTGGTTCGCAATGATCGCCAGCGTGAAGCACGAGATTTCGCCCGTGTGCCAGAAAGCATCGCTACCAATGTGTACGGCTGGTTGGCCCGCATGAATGTCATGGGCCTGGATCTCACCGAACGCGAACAACTGCAAATAGACCACAACATCCGGACCTTGCTGGAATCAGCCCGCGCTGTAAAAGCCGTGGTGGAATCAGCAACGGATACCGTTGCGCGTCCAAACATCCAGGATCGCCTGCGCGAAAAAATGATGGAAGCCGCAGGCGAGCTCGAAGCCATGTACGACGACATGATCCTGGCAGGCGGCAAGATGAGTGCGGACTTCAAGCCCATGGCCGTGATCCGCGGCATGAATGTGGCGCCACAGATGGTGGGCGACATCGCTGAACAATGGCGAAAACGACTGGCGGAACTGGAGGAAGCCTTGGCCGGCAAGGATGCACAATTGGCGGAAGGCTACGGCCAGTTTAGCAAACTGCAGATCCGCAACATGGCGAAGTTCGCTGAGGCCGTGATCGCGGACTGCGGATCCTATGTACAGATAAAGAAGACCGAGCGGGCACCGCGCAAGAAGAAACCCGTGAGCGCAGAACGGCTCACCCAGAAGTTCCGGTATCTCCGCGAGTTCGCAGAACTCAAACTCACGTCCGAGCCTGTGACCAAACTGGTGAACTGCCAGGAAGCCTGGATGTACGATACCAAGAAGCGCAAGCTGATCTATGTGGTAGCGGACACCCATGTGGGCACCATGACTGTAAAGGGCACCAGCCTGATAGGATTCGACACTACAAACAGTGTGCAGAAGACCCTGCGCAAGCCTGCAGAGCAGATCAAGGCTTTGCTAACGGGCGGCGTGGCACAGCATCGCAAATTTTTCAAGGACATCAAAGCCACCGAAGTCCGGTTTAATGGACGCGGCAACGAGAACTTGATCTTGCTCAAGGTGCGATAAATATGGGGGTAAGGAACCCCCATGGCCAACGACACCCTTGACCCACTCAAAAAGCAGTTGATCGAATATGTGCAACTGCAACTGGGCGATCAGATAGTAGATCTCGAACTGGATCCCGCCCACTATGAAGCTGCCTACCAGCGCACCCTGGGCACCTATCGCCAGAGAGCCCAAAACGCCTACGAAGAATCATACAGTTTTCTGGAACTGCAAGACAATGTGAACGAGTACTATCTGCCGCAGGAAACCATCTCAGTGCGGCAGATCTTCCGGCGCACCATCGGTATCACTGGCGTAGGCGGCTACAGTTTTGATCCGTTTGGCCAGGCCACCCTGAACGTGTATCTCTTGAACTTCAATCAAGCCTCTGGCGGCATGGCTACCTATGATTTCTATCAGCAGTATGTGGAACTGGCCGCTCGCATGTTTGGTGGCTACATCAACTACACCTGGAACCCTGTCACAAAACGCCTGCAACTGATCCGCGACCCGCGCGGCACTGGCGAGGTCGTGCTATTATGGACCTACAATCTCCGACCGGAGATCGTGTTGCTGTCAGACTATCAGATCTCGCAGTGGTTCCGTGACTACATGACCGGTGCTGCCAAATACATCATCGGCGAAGCGCGTGAAAAATTTGCTACCATCGCTGGTCCACAGGGCGGATCTACCCTGAACGGCGCGGCCATGAAGGCCGAAGGCCAAGCACAGATGGATCGCGGCATCGAAGATCTCAAACTCTACGTGGACGGAAGCCAACCCTTGACCTTGGTGATAGGTTAGTGATATCGCCAGTTCTTCATTCAAACCAATTCTGGAATTCTCAGGGTCGTAGTTTTTTGCACGGCGCCAAAACGCCGATACTAGTAGATTCATTCCCTGGACAGAGCGGTAATTTTATAGCCTATGCAGTAAATCTCTGTGTGTTCGGCCTCAATCCGGGCAAAAATATTTTTACCGATATTGGTACGATCAATACGTGGAAGTTTGATGAGGATTACATCAGCAACATGCAATGTTTTTCTGCGCACTGGTCGGATCTCGATCTTGAAATACCACTTCCGGATAAATGCACAGTGATACGAGTGATCACAGACAGTCATATTGGTCAATTGATTTCAA